CGTTGTATAATAATTATTAAACGTATCCGACCCGAAGTACATGTAAATGAACGTATCGACATCCTTGTCCGTCGGCTCGCGGCGCAAATGGCGTCGAAGGAAACGTTTCACTTTGTCCAAGCGCGGGTCGGCTGGCCAGTGACCATGACCACTCGGTGTATCAGCACCGGTCCAATACGTCCCATCGTCGAGTGATGAGAATGGCCTGCCCGAGATATCGTATGCGCTTGTACCTCGGACAAACTTACCTATATCGAGAGCAAACATCTTGAAACGGTCGTTTGATACATCAAGGGGAAGGCCCAGCTTTGCGGCCAGGCGCATGGTCGAGTGAAAGATCCCCATGGGATCCCGTTCATATCGGACCGGGTGTGATAAATAGTATTTAATACCCCATCTATCCACTCCAGTCGAACGTCTGTACCCACGCTCCACCCGTTGCCTCAAACGCTCGTATTCGCGCCTCGACATTGTCGCGACCATCCCGGTCCCGAAATTTAGTGTTACCCTGTCAGCGCTCATGCTGTATAGTGTACGCTCAGGTTTTTACTGCGACCGTTTCCGTTTCAGGGCGGCCATGACCGCCTTCGCGCGCGCGAGCGTCGATCGACGCGTCAATTGGCGTCGACGCGCGTCACCGATCTTGTTCGCGGCGTTCTTCTTCGCCTTGGTCGCTCGTCCGGTGTTTTTGTTTTTGAGAACGACAAACTTAATGTTCGAGCGACGCACGTTTTGGCGCGTCATCGGGTTCTCGAAGAGCACGGCGTTCCCGCGCTTATTGAAGGCATCGGTCATGGACGTGCGCGCCATGCTTCGGAAGGTTTGGGGCGACACGTAGTGGTTGGCCGTGGGGTGGATCTTGACAGCCTTTTGCCCGTTAGAAAACGTATTGAGCGTGATCGGGTCGCTCGGAAGGTTGTTCACGGTTTGCTCTTCCCACGTGATGCGGTTTTTTGACGATTTGTTCTTGGCCTTGTTCGCGTTCACGCGCGACTTGTTTCGCGCGTATTGGGCGGATCTTGACGCAGACGTATTACTGTTGTTGCTGTTGGTGCTGTTGGCATTGCTGCTGTTGTAGTTGCTCCTATTTTCACTGTTCGATCCGTATTCGTATCGACGTTGTCTACGGGGTCCTCTAAGTCTACGTACGCGACGCTGCATTCGCTGCATTCGCCGACGGATTGGATCGGGATTCCCATCGGAGTTGTATTCGTCCCTGCGCGTGTGTCTCCCACTCGCGGTGTAATGACTGTTTTGAATGCCGTACCTGAGAGGATTTTGTCCGTCGGTGAACATATCGGATCCAAAGTACATGTAAACGAACGTGTCGATGTCCTTATCAGTCGGCACGCGACGCAAATGGCGTCGAAGGACTCGTTTCACTTTAGCCACGCGCGGGTCGGCGGGCTGGTATCGATTTGTCCCATCCCCATACCCCCAAAAAGTCCCGTCATCGAGTGATGTAAAATTTTGGCTACCCGAGATATCGTATGCATTTTGTCTCGTGCGGGCGCCCTCGCGGATGTCAGCGCGGTAAAACTTACCTATGTCGAGCAAGAACCGCTTAAAGCGTCGCGCATCTGTCCTATCTAATGCAAACCGATTTGAAAAAGGGAACCGCCCCGGAGAGAAGATGCCGAGTTTTAAAGCGAGGCGAAACGTCAAGTGAATAAGTCGTGTATGATCTCGACGCCTGACGGCATCATCCCACGGCCGTCTCCATGATTCTAAAACTTTACTCAATGCCTTCTCTATACCCATTTTATCATGAGAATGCGAACGTTCAAAACCGTGTGCATTAGATAACACCATCGCCCTGATTCTGTCGTATTCTTCATCTGCCACGGGAATCGTAATCGGGAATTCGTCTCGGGTAGCGTCCCCGAAACTCAAAAACACACGAATAGGTTGGGAATTGTTGTTGCTGTTGCTGTTGCTTCTGTTGCTGTTGCTCATATACCATACACCCATTTTTTTATCGTCGCTTCGTAATCTTGAGCGATGTGCCCTTCTTCGCCGTCTTGACTTTCTCGTTATCCGTCTCCATGTGTCTCGGATTGTACATCTTCTTGTGCATGTGCCAGAGTTGTGGCGAGCCCACCCGGAAATTTTTCCGGAGCGTCGCTTTCCACCAAAAAACGCAATCGGAAATCTTGTTGCTTCGGACGGTGTTGTCGAGCACCAAACACCCGTAGTCCTCCGTACACGCCTCGAGCACCTTGTTAAACATCTCGAACGTGGGAAAGATGCCGAAGAAGTTCTTGTATAACTTTTCCCGGTTCGACAAAACCGGTTCTTTAAAAACGAACACGAAATCACAGTTCGCCCGGAGCGCGGGTGGAAGATCGATCGCGTACTGAAGCGTCATGAGAAAGAAGATTTTGTAATGGCGCCCGTTTAGAAAGATTGTCCGCAGCTGCGTGTCTCGCACGAACTTCGTGTCGTACATGCAGTCGTCGAGCACGATGAATGCGTTGTTACCGGGTTTGTCTTTGTTCCCACCGTTCACCATCTTGCGCTGTCGCTGAATGACGCGCTCGATGGCGTCCTTGTCGAAATCCGAATACACGAATAGGTCGGGTATGAATTCCCCATAGAATGAATTCCCCTCCTCGGTTCCGTTACACACGATCCCGCACGGTATGTTTCTCTTGTGCCACATGATGTCCTTCACAGCGACCGATTTTCCGGATCGACGCTTCGCCACGAAGATCGACGTCGCATCGTTCGGCATGTTCTCTGGCTTGAACTTTCTGAGTTGTAGGTTAAGACCACTCATCCTGGTATCGACGCGGCTTTTAAAATCAAACATTTTCCTCACTACCAGTAGAGATGGCGCTCAAACTCGCGACCGTCGGTGCCATCGACACGTGGCTCACGTCGAACCCGACGTACTCACACTTTCTCCAGCGCTTCAAACGCCACACGCGTTTCTCGACCGAAACCGTGGAGAGTCCTTTCGACGGCGAAGTCGATTTTGGTGGTGAGGTGTCGTGTCGCGTGCCCCAAAACAAGGGAGACCTCATACGAAACATGACGGTGAAGGTCACTCTGAGTGATCCAACCCCGGACACCGCCGGGAAAAACGATGTCTACTGGACGCCCTCCGTCGTGAGTCATCTCATCGAACACGCGGATCTCGTCATCGGTGGTCAGACCGTGCAGCGCATCACGGGAGAGTACATTTACATGCACCAGCAACTGCACAACGCGTTCGATGAGGTCGATCAGAGCGTGTACTTCCTGACCGGACATGGCAATTTCTTGCGGTACTCGAACGGAACGTACACGTACTTTTGTGATTTACCGTTCTACTTTTACAGAGAGCCGTCGCTGGCGATCCCGTTGTGCGCGCTCACGAAACAACTCGTCGAGGTGCGCTTAAAGTTTCGCCCGCTCGATCAATTGATCTGGTACACACAGAAATCAGACTTACCGGTGGGGGTCACCGCGCGCATCGCGAATCTGAGTCTCGATTGCAACTTCGTGTACGTCGGCGACGAAGAGCGGCGATACTTTATGACTCGCCCGCTCTCGTACAACATCACGCAACTCCAGGTGTCACAGTTCAAAATCGATAAAGACGAGACGAGTCGATCGGTCATGCTCAAATTCAAACACCCGGTCCGGGAACTGTTCTTCACGTCGACGTCGGATTACACGGGCGTGATCAACACCCCGTACGATTTCAACACGATACGGCGCGTGCGGTTGCGTTTCAACAACGAGCTGGTCTTCGATAAGAGTCATAAAGAGCTCGCGTACCTCGAACCTCTCCGGAACCATGTCAACTCTCCGTTCGTTCGAACGTCGATCATGGCGGATACGATGAGTACGACGATCGGCGCGAGTGGAGCAGGTTACCTGCTCAAGGGGGATTTCGGGATGTTTTCTTTCGCCCTGAGACCCGAAGACATGGCATCGGCGTCGGGGTCGGTCAATTTCTCTCGAATCGTGCACAAGCTCTTGACCGTTGACATAGACCACTACTATGCGAATTACGACAGCACGGTTCGAGTCTACGCGGTCAATCACAACACGCTCGCGATAAATGGCGGGCTCGCGGGTTTAAAATTTTAGCACTCTATACTAGATGGCCGGGCGAGTACAACTCGAACTCGGTCGAGGGCCCCAGGAAACGTTCTTCACCGGGGATCCGGAATACACACATTTCCGGAGCGTGTTCAAAAAGCACGTGAATCACGCGATTCAATCCGTCGACGTCCAGCCAAACACGACGATTGATTTCGGCACGTCGACGTCGTTTCGAATCCCCGCCAACAGCGGGGACATGATTCGGGGCATGTACCTAAAGCTCACGCTCTCGAACATTGAACACCCATCCGGGTCTCCGGTGGGATGGATCGAATCGATAGGACACGCGATCGTCGATCACGTCGATCTACTCATAGGCGATGCGCTCGTCCAGAGATTGACGGGAGATGTTCTGCAGATTCAGAGCGAGCACAGCTACACGCAGACCAAACAACAAGCGCTGAAGCACCTCATCGGGAAGTTTCCGGACAGAGTGGCCGGAACTCCGGTTTCAAACAAGGCCATTTCGGCGCATCTCGGCGCGGCGACGAGTGATACCGATCTGTTCATCGAGCTCCCGTTTTATTTCCACGGCGAGGAATCGCTCAGCATCCCACTGTGTGCAATCACGAAACAGGAGATCGAGGTCGTCGTGAAGCTCCGACATTACCAATCAGCACCGGACGGGCATCTGATGGT